GTTCGGCGCCGCCCGCGCCCGCACCGCAGCCCACGCCGACGCCCGCCCCGGCTCCAACTCCGGCGCCGAACCCCGCGCCTCAGCCGCCGGCGGAACCGGCCCCCCAGCCGCCCGCACCCGCACCGGCACCGGCGCCTGACAACCGGCTGGAGTCCCTGCCGAAGTGGGCCCAGCAGCGCATCACCGAAGGCGACGCCCGCGCACACGGAGCGCTCGTGCGGGTGGCCCTGTACGAGCAGGCCGCCGAGCACGGCGCCAACCCCGCCGCACTCGCCGACTCCCTCAGCTTCCAAGCCGCGGTCGCCTCCATCGACCCGACCGACACCGCCGCGATCGTCACTGCGGCGAAGGAAGCGGCCGAGAAGAACCCCGCCCTGAAGGCCGGGTTCACGCCGCCCCGCGGCGCCGGAGAGTTCCACGGCGCCGGCCAGCCCCCCACCGACCCCGCTTCCACGGCCGCTCCCGGCCTGGACCGGCTGCGCGCCGCCTACGCGACGTCCGCCGCCTCCTAACCAGAGAGGAAACCCCTCATGGCAGTAACCCTCGCGCAGGCCGCGCTTCTGTCGCAGAACTCACTCCAGCGTGGCGTCATCGAGACGTTCGTGCAGGAGTCCCCGGTGCTCGACCGGCTCCCCCTGCTCCCCATCCAGGGCAACGCGTACGCCTACAACGAGGAGGCGACGCTTCCGGGCGTGGCCTTCCGCTCGGTCAACGAGGCGTACACCGAGTCCACGGGCACGGTGAACCAGAAGTCCGAGTCGCTGGTCATCCTCGGTGGTGACGCGGACGTGGACCGGTTCATCGTCCAGACCCGCGGCAACATCAACGACCAGCGCGCCGTCCAGACCCGCATGAAGGTCAAGGCCGCGAGCTACAAGTTCCAGGACCACTTCATCAATGGTGATGTGGCCGTGGACCCGAAGGGCTTCGACGGCCTGAAGAAGAGGCTCACCGGTGCGCAGGTGCTGGACGCCGCTACCAACGGGATGGGCCCGGTGGCTGGCGGGCAGGACTTCTTCGACGCCCTGGACGCGCTGATCGCTCAGGTCAACGGCCAGGTGGACGCGCTGTACATGAACAAGGGGGTCCGCTCCCGCATCATGTCCTCCGGCCGACGCCTCGGCGGCACCGAGTGGATCATGTCGTCCTTCGCGGGCGACGGGATCGTCAAGCGCATCCCGACCTACAACGGCATCCCGATGCTCGACATCGGGCAGACCGCCGCCGGGGCGGAGATCATCCCCCAAACCGAAACGCAGGGCAGCAGCAGCGTCGCCTCCTCGATCTACGCCGTGCGCTTCGGGCAGGGCGAGGAAGACCAGGCCGTCACGGGCCTGACCAACGGCGGCGTCATGGTCGACGACCTCGGCCAGCTCCAGGAGAAGCCGGCGTACCGGACCCGGATCGAGTTCTACTGCGGGCTCGCCGTGTTCGGCGGCAAGGCGGCGGCCCGACTCCGCGGCGTCCTGAACGCCTGACCCCGAAGGGATCACCGATCATGGCTGCACGCCAGAGCAAGAACACCAGCACGGCGGCCTCCAACCCGGAGGAGACCCGCCTCGACGAGCAGGTCGACGCGCCCAGCACCACCGCGCCGGGCGACGGCCCGGCGGACACCACCGACCCCGACGAGGTCGCGGTGTCCGTCAACCCGGACAAGGCGACCGCCGCGCGTGAGGGGCACCTGACCGTCAACGCGGTCGTGCCCGTGGAGCGGCCGGCCGAGGAGCGCGACGACTCCAAGGACCGGTACGAGGAGTACGAGGCCACCCGCCCCGACGGCAAGCGCGTCACCGTGCGCCGGAACCTGGAGACCGGCGAGTCGGAGCTGAAGGGGGCGAAGTCCTGATGCCCACGTACGAGCGGTACGGCGACGACCACGAGGTGGCGGAGACGGTGGTCACGGTGGCGGACTCCCCGAACGACAAGCGACTCCGCGAGTCGAAGGTGTGGAAGCGGGTCAACGAGGGCGAGCAGGCGGCTACCACCTCGGCGGAGACGAAGCCCGCGCGGGCGACCGCGCAGGCGAAGCCTCCCGCGAAGGAGGCGTGACCGGTGGCCCGCGTCTTCGCCACGGTGGCAGAGTACGAGGCGTACACCGGGTCGACGGCCCCGGCGAACGCTGCGCGGCTGCTGGCGCGGGCCTCTCGTCTGGTGTCGGCGGCCACGAAGGCGGCCCTGTACGACGTGGACGCGTCCGGCTATCCGTCCGATTCGGATGTGCGGGAGGCGTTCCGGGATGCGACGTGCGCGCAGGTGGAGGTGTGGGCGACGCGGGACGCGGCCGCGTCTGGGGATGCCTCGGACCCGGCCGCGTCGCCGTGGACGTCCATCAGCGCAGGCGGGCTCAGCTTTTCTCGGCAGTCTGCGCCGGTGGCGACCGCCGACGACACCGCGTTGACCCCGGAGGCCGCCGAGATCCTCGCCGAGCTCGGCCTGGAACAGGTGGTGTGGACGTGACCGGCTTCCCCGGCTTCCTCGCACGGCACGAGGTGACGGTGGAGGCGTACCTGGGGTCGTCGGCCTACGGCAAGCAGTACGGGCCGGAGGAGGTCGTGCGGGGCCTGCTGGAGCGGCGTGTCCGTGTTGTCCGGGACCAGAACGGCAACGAGGTCACCAGTACCGCCACGTTCCGCACCGATCTCGATGCGGTCAACGACTTCCCCCCGGAGTCCCGCGTCACCTTGCCCGACGGTCGAACGACGACGGTCATCGGGGCGGAACCGATCGACGGCGGCGGCCTCCCGACCCCTGATCACCTCGAAGTGCAGATGGAGTAGGGGGCGGCCGTGGCGCAGTACACCCGTTTCCGGTTCGACGGCCGCCGCCAGTGGACCTCGCGCGGCCGGCGCCTGGCCGAGGAGGGACTCCAGCGGGGCCTGGAGCACGTCCTCGGCGAGGCTCGCAAGATCGTCCCCCTGGAGGAGGGCACCCTCGAACGGTCCGGCCGGGTAGTCCGGGACGGCCTGAACGGTGGCGTCACGTTCGACACCGTGTACGCGGTCAGGCAGCACGAAGAACTGACCTGGAAGCACCTCCCGGGGAGGCAGGCCAAGTATCTGGAGCAGCCCATGAACAGCGAACGGGACGTCGTGCTCCAGCTCATGGCGGTGTCGCTGCGGAGGTGGCTGCGTGGCTGATCTCCTCGACGGCATCGCCCGCCACCTGGAGGCGCGCGGCCTGCTGTCCTACGACCCGGACGGCGTCACCGGAGACACGTTCATCGAGACGATGCCCTCCCGCCCGGACTCGGCGGTCGCCCTGACCCTGTACGGCGGGCCCGAGTCCGACTCGAAGCTCGGCTGGGACGAGCCGTCGCTCCAGGTCCGCACCCGCGGCGGGACCGACCCGCGCACTTCGCGGCAGAAGAACACGGCGATCCGTGACGAGCTGCACGGCCTCGGCCCCATCACCCTGCCGGACGGCACGCACCTCCAGTTGGCCATCGCCATCCAGGCCGCGCCCGCCTACATGGGCCAGGACACCAGCGGCCGTCACGAGCACGTGTGCAACTTCCGCCTCGACGTGCGCAACGCGTCCACCCACCGCGTGTAGCAACCCCCCTCATCTTGCCCGGCGCTGTGCGCGTGCGGGCTCTCACCCATGCCCGAAGGAGGGCCCACGATGGCGCAATACAACGCGCGCGACTGCGTGTTCGAGATCGAGTCCGCGACTCCGGCGACGTGGCTAGAGATCGGCCAGATCAACACCTTCTCCAAGGGGCACGAGGAGGAGACCGCGGACACCACCGTGTTCGCGAGCAACGGTCAGGCCGAGTCGCAGAAGATGCAGATCGGCAAGACGTTGGAGCTGGAGGGGCTGCGGGACCCGGCCGACACCGGGCAGCAGCGCGTCGAGGCAGCGTCCGAACTTCTCGGCACGGCCTCCCTGATCAAGCTCCGTTTCCACGCACCTGGGGACACTACGTGGGAGGTGTGGACGGCGCACGTCAACCTCGGAGACCAGGGTGGCGGCAACAACGACAAGGTCACGTGGACCGCGTGAATGT